CAGTCCCAAGCCAATGAAATCATGTCTCGTGCGCGATCCTCAAAAGAGGGAGTCGCGGCGATCGTGCGCTGTACCTCGAATCCCGGTGGCGCACACACGCTGTACGTCGTCGATCGCTGGATCACCAAAACGATCAGCAAGGACGACGATCCCTTCTACGATCCGTCTGATTTCACGTACATCCCGGCACGGCTCTACGACAACCCGTACCTGATGGACGCAGACGGCACCTTTCGCACGTACGAGAAGCGATTGGGCCCACTGCCCCCGCAGCGGCGCGATCAGCTTCTCAATGGCGACTGGTCTGCGATCACCGGACAGTTTTTTCCTGAATTCCACGATCGCGATGTCGGCCAGGGTGGGCATATTCAGCGCATCACGCTGCCGAAGGACACGCGTGTCGTCCGTGCGCTCGATTGGGGCTACAACGCGCCAGGGTGTTGTCTCTGGATCGCGATTCTCCCAGACGGCCACCTCCACGTCGCGCACGAGTACCGCTTTCAGCAAACGCTCGCGCACGATGTCGCGGAAAAGATCACGCGGGAGACCCGCGACTACGGGTGGAAGGCGATTTACTCGGTGATGGATCCGTCGACGTTCGCGAAAACCGGCCACATTGGGCAGTCTGTCGCAGAGACCTTCGCTCGCGCCCACGTCCCGTGTCAGGCCGGCGACAACGCTCGCCAACTCGGCTGGCAGCGGCTCCGGCATTGGCTCTCTCGCGCCCCTGACGGGCGTCCGTGGATGACGATCGATCCTGGGTGTCGCTACCTGCGCCGAACGCTGCCAGGGCTCATCAGTGACGTGACAGACCCGGAGGACGTGAACACCGAAGGCGACGATCACGCGGCCGATGCGCTGCGGTACGGCGTCATGTCGCGCCCAACCCCGCAGAGGACTCCCTTGCAGACAACCTTTGGCCCAGACACCATCGGCTACCTGCGTACCAAAGGCGATCGGCATCCTGGCTCTCGCTATTGGCGCAAAACGGGACGCTGACCATGTATCCGCCGACGCTGACGCCTCCTGATCCTGGTATGCTCGACGCCGGCTCTGGTGGTGCGCCGGACCTGGCTGGTCTTGCCGGATCCGCACCTCCTCTGCAGGCAGCGGGCGGGGTTCCCCCTCCAGAGCCACTCGATCTCCCCCCGCTCACCGACGATCAACGCGCCGCGATCAAAGTCTGGTTCTCGGCCTCGGACCAGGAGTCCGAACGGTACGCGGGCCTGTGGAAAAAGAACCTCGACAGCTACGCGCCGCCCCCGGAGACGCTCGCGAAGGATCGTGAGGACTACCAGGTCAACACGAACGTCGACTTCCGGCAGGCCGAACAGAAAAAGGCGCAGCTCTGGTTCGATACGGCGACGATCCAGCTTTCCCCGACCGAACCGCTCTCCGATTTGGTCCTCTCGCAGATCCCGACGCCGGACGGGCAAGGCACTCAGGAACAGAAGCTCTCGACAGCGATCAACCTGCACCAGACGATCCTCAACCAGATCCTCTCGCCTGACGGCGTCAACGCGAAGCGCACGTTGCAGTCTGCGATCCTCGACGTGCTCGTCCCGGCCGGCTGGGGCGTGACGCACATCGGCTACACGTCGTACTCCAAGCCGGTCGACACGTTGGACCCGATGACGATGATGCCGGTCACCACGCAGGTGCCGGTGTACGAGGAATTCTTCTGGTCTCGCCTCTCGCCCAAAGCGTTGATGGTGCCGGCCGATTTCCGCTCGACGGATTTCGACAAGGCGCCCTGGCTCGCGATCAAGTTCAAGATCCCTCTGTCCGCTGCGCGGCGCGAGTACGGCAAGGGAGTGCCGGCCGACTACAAGGGCGCCGTCAAGCGCGAGACGACACCGATGCGCGAAGACGACTCGCGCAACAGCGACAACGCAGGGTCCAAATATGACCCGTTCGTCTCCGGCATCCAGATGTACTACTACGAGCCCACGCTCAACCCCGATGCCTTCCACCCGAAGCGTGTCGTCGAGTGTGTGTTTCTCCAAGGGCTCGATCAGGAAGTGCGGCACCGCTACTCGCCGTATCAGTCGCTCGACGAGGAAGGGCGCCTCACCGGGGACTCGATGCTGGGGTACCCGATTCACATCCTGATGCTGCGCGACGTGCCCGACGACAACCACGTTCCCAGCGACTCTGCGATGACGCGCCCGCTCACGGACGAATTGAATCAGTACCGCGCACAGGTGCTGAAATCTCGAGACGCGTCGATCCCGTACGCGTTCTACGACGAAGACATTTTGCCGCCCGAAAAGATCGAGCGGATCACGTCCGGCAAGTACGGTCCGATGATCCCCGTCGAGGGTGGACGCCTCAATGTCGCGGCGCCTCCGGTCATTCCCGGCAACAAGCCGCAGCTCTCGCAAGAGACCTACATGGGCCAGGACGTGATCGAGCGAGACATCGATCGCACTCTCGCGCTTGGGCCCAATCAGGCCGGCTCTCCGAATCAGACGCGCCGGACCGCCACCGAGATTTCGACCATGCAGAATTCGGTCGACACGCGGCTCGCAGGCGAGCAGCAGATGGTCGTCGCGTTTTTCTGTGCTGGCGTCCGCAAGCTCGATGCGCTCGTGCAGCGATTCTCCGATCGGCCGCAGGTGACGCAGATCATTGGCGACGACGGCGCGAAGCAGTGGGTGACCTGGAACAAGGAGTTGATCGCGGGCCGGTTCGCGTACTCCATCCGGCCCGATTCACAGATTCACGTCGACGCCGCTGCGGATCGTCAACAGGATCTCGCGTTCTACAACCTCACGGCTCGCGATCCGTTCATCAACCGCATGGAGCTGGCCCGACGCCTCGCGACGAAGTGGGGCTTCAATCCTGACAAGCTCGTGGCGCCGCCACCGCCCCCAGGCCCGCCGCAACCCAACGTCCAGGTCCGCATCCAGGCGCAAGACCTGGATCCCCGGTTGCCGCAGTTCCCCTTCGCGCTGGAGATCCTGCAGCAGTCGGGGTACCAGATCTCGGCCGATGCGATGCAGAACGCCGTCATTCTCGCCGGCCGCGCCACCGCCATGGGCTCGCTGCCGGACGACATCACGCCTCCGAAGGATTCGGTGGCGCCGCCCAACACCACGCATCCTGGCGCCGCAGAGCAGACAGAGCCCATCAGCAAACATGCGGCGGATCGCACCGGCATGCTGCCAGGGGGCGGATCCGATCTCGCGCCGCAACCGCAGTGACGTGCCATGGCAAGCTCTGCCGCTTACGTCGCGATGCTCAGGGCTCTGCAGCCGAAGGGGTTGCGCGTCCCTGGCAACATCGATCTCAACAACCGGCCTCGGGTACTGACGCCGGAAGGCAAGACCGCGACGGTGCGCTCGATCGGCATCGGCACCGATGAGGGCGAGGTCGTCATTCCCACGGTCAGCGACGACGGACAGCTGCTGACTAACGACCAGGCGATCGAGCTGTACCGGCGCACGGGTAAGCACCTGGGCATCTTCGATACGCCGGAAAACGGCGACGAATTCGGGCGGATGCTGCATGAGGCGCAAGCGCGGACGTTGAAGTGAGGTGCCTGCTGGCAATGGCAGGACTCGCCCTGGCGTTCATCCTGGTACAAACCCTGCTTTTGCGGGGGAACGGGAGACACTGATGTATCGACGTTCCCTCTTCCTGCTGCCGCTGATGGCGATGCTCCTGGCCGGCTGTCGGTCAGATAGCACGAATGAGCTGCGGCCAAACCCGACACCAGAGCCGACGCCGGTCCCACCCGCGCCTCAGACGCTGACCGTTGCCTATCGCGTGACGGGGACGATCAGCAACACGCAGATCACGTACTTCAGCTCGATTCAGGGCACCACCCAGGTCAAGACGGATCTGCCGTGGGCGGTGAGCTACCAGACGACCGACTTGCACCCCTTCCTCTACCTCGCGGCCGAGACGCCGATCGACAACTTCCTGGAAGGGAACCTGGTGGTACAGATCTTCGTCAACGGGGTGCTGTTTCGCGAGGCGCGTGGATCGGGGTTCGTGATCTCGGTGGCCGCAAGTGGAGAGGTGCCATGAAAGGGCTGACTACGCTGCTCGTCCTGTTGCTCAGTGCTCCCGTCGCGGCCCAGGACGGGCCCATTGCTCGCAGTGCGGCGAAGCAGTACTCGCGCCCAGACGTGACGACGACCACCTACAAGACCGAGATGCGCTCGCCGCTGCTGTTCTGGTCAGGTGTCGCGGTCCTCTCGGCCGGCACCCTTGTCACCGTCGCAGGCGTCACCTGGGACCAGCAGTCCGATCTCTCGCAGGAGAGCCCCAACACGCGCCTGGGACGTGACCTGGCGCCCTGTGGGACGACCAGGACGCTGCTCCCGGTGGCCGACTGCAAACCCAACGAGACGCTGCTGTGGCTGGGCGCCGGCATGGCGGTCGGTGGCGGGCTGATGATGATTATCGGGGGACAGACGGTGCAGGTGGTCGAAGTGACGCCGCACAGTCTCGCGATGCGGATCAAGTTTTAGTTCGCTCGCAGGGGAGCCCCGTCGTTCCGCTGGGAACCATCGCTGCCCCGGTGATGGGCGTGAAAGATCGGGGCTTGCCCTGCGACGAAGAGAATACGACCCGATGACGACCTGTGACAAGTGCGGCGCGTCGTACGCGATCGGGGACTGGCCGTTCTGTCCGCACGGGCGGTACGGCGGCACCGTTGTCTCTGATTCGATTCCTGGAGGGCAACTGATCGAAAACCTCGGGCCCGATCCCGTGCGCGTGTATTCCGAGAGCGAACGTCAGCGGATCATGAAGGAGCGGGGACTGGTCGATGCCGTGCGGCACCGGGACGGTTCGCCCCTCACGTCGAACTGGTCGACGGTCACGCAGAAGACGCTGGACGATGCGGCAG